GGCGCCTGCACGTTCCGCAGTGCCGTCGAGACGGGGATCGAGATCGACTACCAACTGAGCCAAGCGGGCCGGGGCCTGAAGTATTCGTCCGACCCGACGCTGCTCATCAAGGAGCCGGCGGGCCTCGAAGGCGAGCTGGTGCGCGGCGCCGGCAACGCGCTGATCGTCAGCGAGAAGGGCGACGCCCGCCTGCTGGAGATCGGCGGCACCGCGGCCGGCGCGGTGCTGGACTACGTGCGCACCCTCCGCGACCTGGCGCTGGAGGGGGTGCACGGCAACCGCGCGGACCCCAGCCGCCTCGGCGCCCCGCAATCGGGCCGGGCGATGGAGCTGATGAACCAGGGCCTCGTGTGGCTCGCGGACAACCTGCGCGTTTCGTATGGGGAGGGCGGGCTGCTGCAGGTGCTGCGGCTGATCCTGCGGGCGGGCCAGGTGTATCCGCTGCATGCGGGCGGCCGGGCGCTGCCGCCGCTGGACCCCGACGCCGGGCTGCGCCTGGTGTGGCCGCCCTGGTATCCCGCCACCAGCGAGGACCGTGCGCGCGATGCCGCCACCGTGCTGTCCCTGGTGCAAGGCGGCCTGCTCACACGCGCCGCCGCCCGCCGCCTGCTGGCCGCCGACTGGCCCGGCACTGAACTCGATGAGGAGACGCCAGCATGACCGACGATACCCAGCCTGATCTCGCCGCCGAGAACGCCGCGTTGCGCGCCCGCCTGCTGCAATCCGAGCTGCGGACCGAGGCCGTGCGCGCCGGCATGGTCGATCTGGACGGCGTGCGCCTGATCGACCCGGCGGCGCTGACCCTGACCGACACGGGCGCGCTGGACGGCGGCCCGGCGCTGATGGCCCGGCTGCGCCAGGACAAGCCCTGGCTGTTCGGCAAGGGGGCCGCCAGCAGCAGCAGCGGCGCCGTCCCTCCCCCCGCCGCGCCCGCCGCGCCGCGCTCGGCGATGGACATGGGCGTGGATGAATGGCGCGCGGCACGGGCCGAGCTGCTGCGGCGTGGCGGGTGATCGCGGTCCGGGGCTTGGCGGAGGTGCTGGCCCGCCTGCGCGCCGCCGACCCGGCCGGCACGATGGCCACCGCGCTGGATGGGCAGGCGCACGCGCTGGCGGCGGGGGTGCGCGACCTGCTCGGCACCCAGCCGGGCGGCGCGCATGGGCAACCCTGGCGTCAGACCGGGGCGTTGCAGGCCAGCATCGGGCATGTGAGCGAGGGCTTGCAGGCCACGGTGGGCAGCAGCGACCCGGCGGCCGCGCCGCAGGAGTTAGGGACGGTGCATGTGCCGCCGCGGCCGTTTCTGGCGCCGGTGGCGGCGGCAGAGGGGGCTGGAACGGCGGAGGCGGTTGGGGCGGCGGTGGCAAAGCGGCTGAGGATGGATGGCGCTGATGCCGGTCGCTCGGCTGGTTCTGATGGTACGCCGCCCGTCATCAGTGTTGGCTTCGCAGATACGGAAGCCGGCGCCGCTGGCATTTTGCTGGGTCTCGGCCTGATGTATTTAATGGCACGGCAGGCCGACACGCCGCAGCCGGGCCATCGTCCCCGCCAGACTACGCCGCCGCAGGGTCCGGCTATAGTCGCTGCGGTGCCGTTGCCTCCGCCACGCGAGGGCGAGACACCGGTGGAGGTCTTGAAGCCGGACGGACAGAGGGTGGGCGAGCCTGGAACAAGCCCTGACATCCGGGTGCTTCCGGGTGGGGACACAGGCGCCCGTGAGCTTTTTGACCGGCTGACCAAAGGTGGTGGAACCGACATCACACCGCCTGGCTACAAAGGCAGGATCGTGAGGACGCCGGATGGAAGCGTCATCAACTATCGCCCCTCGTCGAAGAGCGGTCCTCCGACTGTGGACGTCGTCATATCCGGCGTGAATATCAGGAAGCTCAAGTTCCCGGAGACTGCACGATGAGAACGCTCACAACGCCGGAGTTCACCCAGATCGTTGATGACCTGTATTTGGAGGCTGATGATGACGTTGTCGGCCTTTGGGAAGTCGTGAAACTGGTTGGGGATCAGGTCGGTGAGGGAGGTGCTATCCAGGGAGCCTGCCTGTCCGTCGTTCAGGCTTTGATGAACAGGGGCCTGCTTGCCGGCGATCCTCCGTTTCATGGCGGTGAGTGGGAGCCGTGGCCCAACCAGGACACGCAGTATGTCAGCGACCGCATCCGGCGGGAGTGGGAGCGGCTTGGGCACACGCCAAGCATCCCGGACATCGTTTGGTTCGGGCGGCCAAGCCTGGGGGCCAGCACCAGCCGGTGAAGCGGCACGGCCACCGCTGTTCAGGATGCACGTCCATGACCACCCACCTTGCCGACATCGTTGCCGAAGCGCTCCCAGCACCGGATGGCGACCTGGTTGGCCTGTGGTGGATCGCCAAGCTGGTTGAGGAGAGGGTCGGGAACGGCGAGGCGGCCCAAATACAGACGCTTGAGATCGTCGAAGTTCTCTTGGCCAAGGGCGTTCGCGCCGGGTCATCCCCTTATGACCCCGAAGGATGGCAGCCCTGGCCGGACCAGGCCTCAGCTGTGCTGGACCGCATACGGGACGAGTGGCAGGCCCGCGGTCATGCGCCGAACATCCACGACAGCCCCTGGTTCGGTTGGTAGGCCGACCCATCCAAACGAGGCTAGGATATTCTTCGCCAACAACGAAAATAGTCCTTGCCCACCCGCCCCAACAAATGGACATGACAAACCCATGATGGCGCCGCTGACGTGCAGCGCCATCCGGCTAGAAGGCAAGGGGCATCCGTCATCGCGAGCCGCTCTTGCGGCGCGGCGATCCAGGGGCCGCCAGCGCAGGCCCGGCCGCCCCTGGATTGCCGCGGCGCAAGCGCGCCTCGCAATGACGGGGGCTGGCTGACAACCCGCCCCAGCCGATAGCACCACCCACCCCATCCAACCCGGCCCGGCACCCGCCGCGCCGGGCGCTTGGCGTTGCACGAAAGGCATCCCCATGGGCATCCAGAGCTTCCCCGCCATCCTGCAGCCCATCCTGCAGCAGGGCTTCCTGGAGCGTGAGTTCCAGCAGGCCATGCAGTCCCGGCTGGGCTACCGGGCTTGCGCGGACCGGCAGGATTTCGCGGTCGGCATCGGCGAGACGCTGACCAAGACGCGCGCCGGGCTGAAGCCCAGCGTCACCAGCCCGGTGCCGCCGCAGACGAACACCAACCTCGACAACGGCCTGGTGCCGACGGGCTGGGGAGTGGAGCAGTTCACCATCACCCTCAACCACTACGCCGCCACCACCGACCTCAACGTCGTCACCAGCCGCGTCGGCATCGCCAGCCAGTTCCTGCAGAACGCCGCGATCAATGGGGAGCAGGCGGCGCGCAGCTTGGACGAGCTGGCACGCAACGCGCTGTTCGCGCCCTATTTCGGCGGCAACACCCGGGTGCGGGTGGCGCTGGGGTCGGCTGGGCCGACGGTGGCGGTCGATGACCTGCGCGGCTTCACCACGGCCTTCGTGAACGGCGTGCAGTCCCCGGTGGGGGCCACCACCACGCTCACGGCCACCATCGGCGTGGGCGTCTATGTGATCGTCGGCACCACGATGGATGCGGTGAACACCAGCACGGCGCCGGGCGGCGTGTCGGGGACACTCACCCTGTCCACCAACGTGAGCGTGGGCGACGGCGCGCTGGGCAGCCCGGTGCAGGCGGCCAACGCCTCCGTCGTGCTGCGGCCTGGCGGGCGGGCCACCACGGCGGCGTTGCAGGCCGGGGACACCTTGGCGATGGGGCCGCTGCTGGATGCCGTCGCCAAGCTGCGGATGAACGCCGTTCCGGAAATTGATGGCGCCTACAACTGCTATCTCGATCCGGTGTCGGCCCGGCAGTTGTTCGCCGACCAGGATTTCCAGCGGCTGTTCACCGGCGCCACCAGTGCCAACCAGGTGTTCCGCCGTGGCATGGTCAACGACTTCCTGGGCCTGCGCTTCGTGCCCACCACCGAGGCCTATGTGCAGCCGCACCCGAGCATCGCGGGCGCCGTGGTGCGCCGGCCCATCGTGGTCGGGCAGGGCGCGCTGATCGAGGGGGACTTCGCCGGCATGACCGCGCCGGACGTGGCCCCGCCGGATAGCGTCGTCAGCATGGTCGATGGCATCGCTATGGTGACGCGCGAACCCATCGACCGGCTGCAGCAGATCATCGCGCAAAGCTGGTACTGGATCGGCGGCTTCTGCGCCCCGTCGGACACCCTGACCAACCCCTCAGTCGTGCCGACCGCCACCAATGCGGCATTCAAGCGGGCGGCGATCATTGAGCACGTGGGGTGACGCGATGCTGACCGACGCCGAGCTGACGGACTGCCGACGCTACCTCGGCTACGGGGCGTTCGGCGCGGCGCGGGGCGCGCATGGCGGCTGGTGGTTCTACCAGGCCGCCGCCGCCGTCGATGTGCGGTTGCAGACCCTGTCGGACAGCGAGATCGGCGTGCTGCGCGGCTACCTCGGCACGCTGACCGCGTTGGAGGCGGCGATCCCCGGCGCGGCGGACGGCCTGGACACCGCCAGCGCCGCCGGCTGGGTCCGCAACCCCGCCGAGCTGCAGGACCGGGAGCGCCTGTTCGACAGCTGGCGCCGCCGCCTGGCCGGGTTCCTGGGCGTGCAGCCCGGCCCGGACCTGCGCGCCGGCGGCAACACGGTCGCGCTGGTGGTGTGACCGGGCCGGACTTGGCGAAAGAACCTCGTCATTGCGAGCCGCTCTTGCGGCGTGGCAATCCAGGGGCCGTAGGTACGATCCTGACCGCCCCTGGATTGCCACGGCGCAAGCGCGCCTCGCAATGACGGAACCCCCTTCCACAAGGACGCACATGGACGGCACCTTGCTTCAGGACCGGCTCAGCCGTGGCATGGGCGCCGCGGCGCGGGTGTTCGGCCTGCCCTACGACGCCTACCGCCCCAATGGCAGCACGGCCGGCGCCGACCCGCTGCGGCCCGAGGGGCGGTTCCTGCGCCTGCCCGCCGCCTTCGACGGTGGGGATCCCGGGTACCGGCGGCCTGCGGGATACGAACGCGCGCTGCGTGCCACCCTCGACAGCGCCTACCTGCGCGTCGGCGACATCCTGCGGGGGCCGCGCGGCACCCTGTTCGTGGCGCACCTGCCGCCGCTGTATCGCCCGTTGTGCGTGCTGGCCAATGCGACGGTCTCCGCCGTGCGCCCTGCCGGGCCGAGGGCGCCGGGCCTGGGCGGCTATGGCGGGGCCGCACCGCCCGACCCAGTACTACAGGGCTGGCCGGCGCAGGTCACGGCCGGCGGCTCGGGCCGCGGCTTCGGCCTGCCGGCGGACGGCGCGCTGTCCGGCTTCCACATCCTGCTGCCGCTCGGCGCGCCGGCGACGCGCACCGGGGACAGCGTGACGGACGACGCCGGGCGCACCTACGTGGTGGGCGCGGCCGAGCTGTCCGAGCTGGGCTGGCGCCTGCACGCCCGCCAGGTGGGCGCGTGATGCCGGACCAGTCGGACATCGAGCAAGCTCTGGCCGCCCTCGCCGCTGCCACCCTGCAGGACGACCCGGCCGACGTCCGCGCCTACCGCGGCTGGCCCCGCGCCGCGTCGCTGGAGGCCGACCTGGCCGCCGGGCTGGCGCATGTGACGGTGACACCCGGCGGCGCAGCGCGGGACGCCACGCGCTACCCGGCGGACTGGACGGGCGTGGTGCCGATGCCCACGCTGAGCGCCGTTGTGGACGACCAGGCCGTGCGCTTCACCGGCGCCGCCGCATCGGGCCAGGTGGCGGGCGTGCGGGTGGACGGCGTGGCCTATGCCTGCCGGTTGCAGGACGGCGACACGCCCGGCGCCGCGGCGGCGATGCTGGCCGCCCTGGTGCGCGCCGACCGGCCCGCCGAACTACAGGGCGCAACCATCCTGCTGCCGGACGGGCGCGGCATCCTGGCCCGCGTCGTCGCCGACGGGCATGGCGGCACGGAGTTGCGCCGCCAGGTCCAGCCGATGCGCCTGACGCTGTGGTGCCCGGCGCCAGACGTGCGCGACCGCCTGGCTGCCGCGCTGGAGGTGGCCCTGGCCGCAACCCCGGTGCTGGACGTGGGAGGCTGGGCCTGCCGGCTGCGCGCCGCGGGCGGCGTCACGTCCGACGACGGCGCTGCCGCCGGCATATGGCGCCGGGACCTCGTGCAATCCGTCGAATACCCGACCGTGCTGACCCAGGACCTGCCCGCGATGCTGTGGGGTACCGCCACGGCCGATGGCCGGGCCGAGACCGGATAGCGCCGCTTCTCCCTCTCTCTCCGGGAGAGGGTCGGGGTGAGGGGGTCGTTCGGCACCGCCCCCACCCGCGTAAGACGCCACCCAAGACCGGTGCCGACCGGGGCCAACGATGCCCTGCGCGGCCAAGACCCCCTCACCCCAACCCTCTCCCGGAGGGAGAGGGAGCAGAACAGAACAGAAGGAGCCGCCCATGCCCCACTTGATCGTCGTGCGCCCGTTCGGGCCGCACCGGCCCGGCGACGCCATCACCGACCCGGACGAGGCCGCCGCCATCCTGGCCGGCGAGCACCGGGACAGCGTCGTCCGCATCCATCCCCCGCAGGAGATCTGAGCCATGCCGATCGTGCAAGCGGGCACCCTGAACACCACTGCCCTCGTCGTGCCGGACCTGTACGTGCAGATCGTGCCGCCGCAGGGGTTGGTGCTGAACGGGGTGCCGACCAACGTCATCGGCGTCGTCGGCTCCGCCACCTGGGGGCCGGTGAACCAGCCCGTCACGGTGGGCACCATGGCCGACTACGCCCGCAGCTTCGGCCCCATCCAGGCCCGGCGCTTCGACATGGGCACACCCGTCGCCACCGCCGTGCAGCAGGGCGCGCAGGCGTTCCGCTGCGTGCGCGTGACGGACGGGACGGACGCGGCGGCCAACTACGCGCTGTTCTATGCCAATGGCGGCTACCCCGTGCTGCTGACGGCGCGATACACCGGCAGCACCGGCAACGGGGTGGCGCTGGCGTTGACGCCGGGTTCGGCGGCGGGGTCCTGGCGGCTGACGCTGGGGCTGCCGGGCCAGGTGGCGGAGACGTTCGACAACCTGGCCGCGCCGACGCCTGCCGCCCTGTGGCAGAACCTGGTGAACGCCGTGAACCTCGGCACCGGGGCGCTGCGCGGGCCGAGCCAGTTGTGCGTGGCCAGCCTGGGCAGTGCCACCACGACGGCACCCGCGGTGCTGCAAGGCCAAAGCCTGCTGAACGGCACGGACGGCGCGGCCGGCGTGTCGGCGGCGCTGCTTGTGGGGCAGGACGGCCTGCCGCGCCGGGGCATGTTCGCGCTGCGCGGCCAGGGGTGCAGCCTGCTGGTGCTGGCCGATGCCGACGACCCGGGCTGGTGGCCCACCCAGGCCGGGTTTGCGGTGCAGGAGGGGCTGTATGCCATCCTGACCGGCCCCGGCGGGGACGCCATCGGCACGGCGGTCCAGGCGAAGCAGGCGGCGGGGCTGGACAGCCCGGCGGCCAAGCTGATGTTCGGCGACTGGGTGTACTGGAACGACCCCGTGGCCGGCACCATACGCCTCGTCAGCCCGCAGGGCTTCGTGGCCGGGCGGCTGGCGAACCTCAGCCCCGAGCAAAGCAGCCTCAACAAGCCGCTGTATGGCGTGGTGGGCACCCAGCGCGCGGGCGTGCCGGGCAGCGCGGCCAGCACCGGCTACAGCACGGCGGAGCTGGCGGCGCTGCTGGGCGGGGGCCTGGACGTGATCGCCAACCCGCAGCCCGGCGGCAGCTTCTGGGGCGTGCGCGGCGGGCACAACAGCAGCAGCAATGCGGCCACGAACGGGGACAACTACACGCGGCTGACCAACTACATCGCCCGCACCTTGCAGGCGGGGATGGGCCAGTATGTCGGCCAGGTCATCAACGCCGGGCTGTTCCGCCGCATACGCAGCACGCAACTGAGCTTCCTGCAGGCGCTGCTGGGCCAGGGCATCCTGGGGACGGTGGACGGGTCCTTGCCGTTCAGCGTGGTGTGCGACGCGAGCAACAACCCGGCGGCGCGCGTGTCGCTCGGCTACGTGCAGTCCGACGCGCAGGTGCAGTACCAGGCGATCAACGAGCGCTTCATCGTGAACCTGGAGGGCGGGCAGACCGTGCAGGTCACGCGGCAGACCTTGCCCGCCGGGCAAGTGATCTAGGGAGGGCCAGGCCATGCCAGCAAACACATTCTCCACCGGGCGCGACTGCCAGCTTGTGGTGATCGGCCCGGCCAATGCCGGCCAGGCCGGCGCGCGCATCGACCTGACGCACGTGACCGGCTTCGAGAGCCGGCAGATGACCCACCCCGTCCGCATCGACCGGCTGGACGGCGTGCACCTGGCCGCCGAACTGCCGAAGGGCTGGGAGGGCCATTTCGACCTGGAGCGCGGCAGCCCGGCGGCGGACGACTTCATCGCCGGGATCGAGCAGGCCTGGCACACCCAGGGGCTGATCCAGGGTGCGACGCTGTATCAGTACATCAGCGAGAGCGACGGCAGCACGAGCACGTACCAGTTCGAGGCGGCGGTGTTCAAGCTGACCAACGCCGGCGCCTGGAAGGGCGACGCGCCGGTGCGCCAGCGCCTGGACTTCTTCGCCAGCCGGCGCAAGCGGATTTAGCTTCCCGTCATTGCGAGCCGCTTGCGGCTCCTGGATTGCCGCGGCGCAAGCGCGCCTCGCAATGACGGTCCCTTGTTGAAAGGACCCCCATGGACACCCCATCCGACCGCATCATCGCCGAGGCTGGCCGCCCGTTGCAGGCCACCGACGCCGCAGGCCGCGTGCTGGAGGTGCGCCGGCCCGGCGCGCTGGACCGGCTGCGGCTGTTCAAGGCGCTCGGCCCTGCGCTGTCGGCCAACGACCGCTATGTCGGCTATGCCATGCTCGCCTATTGCGTGCAGGCCATCGACGGGGTGCCGGTGCCGGCGGCCGCCACCGAGGCGCAGGTTGAGGCGCTGGTGGCGCGGCTCGGCGATGCCGGGCTGGCGGCGGTTGGCGAGGCGTTGTCCGACCCAAACTGATGCGCGCCGCCGGGGCGCCCGACCCGGCGGCGCTGCGTGGCCTGGTGGGGCAGGCGGACCTGGTGGACTGCCTGTTCCTGGTCCGCAACGGGGTGCCGCTGGATGTGGCGTTCAGCCTTGAGGCGCAGGAGCGGATGGCATGGGTGATCGTGATCGGCCAGATGGACGGGCTGGTGTGGGACTGGGCGGCGATGGCGTGGACGGGGTAGCGGCGTATGGCGCCGACACCCTGGTGCTGCGGATCGAGCAGCTTCCCACGCCGCCCCGCCCCGCCCCATGCATGAGCCGATTGCGACCCAGAGAGGACCCGCGATGATCGACGCCTACGAGATCGGCATCAACCTGGCCTTGCAGGACGGCGTGAGCGCCGGGCTGGAGGTCATCATCCGCGAGCTGTCCGCGCTGGACGCCGCCGTGGCCGCCAGCGCGTCGCGCTTGCAGGCGTTCATGGGGCAGGCCCAGGCCGCCGCGGCTGTGGCGGCGCGCACGGCGGGGCCGGTTGCTGTGGCGGCACCGGCGGCGGAAGCCGCCGTGCCGCCTGCGCTGCCCGGGCTACGCGCCGCCGAAGCGCCTGCTGCGCCTGGTGTTGCCGCGGCGCCCGCGCCCGCCGCACCGGCCAGCATCCCGCCAGTGCGCGTGGCCGCTGCCGCACCTGCATTGCCGCCCGCCGTGCTGCCCATGCCGCGCGCCGATGCCGCCGCGCCGGCCCCTGCCACGCCGGGCCTGGTCCAGGCCGCACCCGCGCCGCCTGCCGGGCCGCCATCTGCTGCCCCGGCTCCAGCCCAGGTGGTTCGTATCGCCGCCGCCCCCCCGGCCAGCCCGGCAGCGTCCGTGCCACCCCGGGCGCCGCCCTCCACCGCCCGCCCGGCCGCGCCGCGCGTCGAGGTCGCGATGCTGCTGCCCCAGCCTGCGCCCAGCCCGGCAGCGCCAGTTCCCGCCGCCCCGATGCCGCCGGCGCCAACCGCCCCGCTGCCCACCGCGCCGCCCACAGCAATCCGCGCCGCCATGCCGCCCCTGCTGCCCCGCCTTCCGCCCGCTGCGCCCATGGTTCCCGTCGCGCCCACGCCCGCCATGCCCGCCGCCGCCCCCTTCGCCG